CGACGGGAGTGTCAAGCATTATTTTTATCAGAGGTCGTGAATTTCTTCATCTGATTTGTGCGAAGACTCGTCACGTTCTTTGGGAGTCAGTGCAGTTTCTGGACCAATTTTCAAAGTTTCCCAGTCCATAGTGGAAGAAAAACCTTTCATACTAGCAGAGCGCATCTTTACACAATTAAAAGTAATACACTTATCCTCTTGATCCCAAGTTTCAAGAGTATACGCCGCATCTGCCGCATCTAAGATGCCTTTAGCAAATCGTGCCTCCCCCGTAGCATCAGTTTGATACGGAGAAAAGACTGCGCATTCGTACTCTTGAGCCATTGACTTTAATGCTTTGCTAACTTCAATCTGTTCTGTCCAGTCGTACTGGCCACCCCTCGAAGGAATGTTCGAACGTTTAACCTGGTTTATGTAGTCTACAATTATTACACTAGCCTCGAGCCTACTTACTTTCTTATCTAACTCTGCACGTATTTTAGCAATAGTTAGGCTTGGGTCATAAACAACATCTAGCTGCTGAGTCGGGAGAAGCTCATGCTGCGTAGTAAGTTTATGATGAAAGTCATTATAGTCTCGTTTCTCGCTTTTTTTGTATTCTAACAAGCGCTCTTGTCCATTTACAAAACGGCTCGCTTGCCACCAAGCTACTTTTTCCCACTCGATATTAGTGAGATTCCCATTTCGAATACGGGAGAACGGGACTCCAGTAGCAATAGAACAACACCGTTGCAGTATAGCTCTACTATCCATTTCTATTGTGAAATAGATAGCTGATTTTCCAGATTGAAATATATTGTTTGCAACATTGGCACAAGTAATAGATTTACCTGAGCCTCTTTTACCTCCTACAAGAACTAAGTCTCGAGGGCTAAACGTAATATCTTGATCGTATACAGTGTTCAAGCCTAGGCCAATATGCTTGGCAAGCTCCTCTTGAGGCTCCATTAGATGTATGCGCTGCATACTCTCATTCGGCACTTCAAGGTCCACTTTCTCTTCGATATCAAGAACTATTTGATGTAATTCCTGTACGGACTCATCAGCACTTGCAAACAATACAGAGTTATCAATATACTTATCAAGAGAGTTTAAAATCTCTTTCTGAGTATATTCATTTTTTAGATACTCAAGTAAAGTAGCAGGTTCGATATCCACTTCAATAGATTCGACTGCGTACACCTTGTCTTTTGTAGCAGGGTGTCGTATACTTAACTTAAGATCATCAAATGAGGGGAACTGATGATGGGTCTCACAGTGTTTGTCGATAGCCTCGAACAGCAGATGATACTCGCCAGGAAGATACTCTTTACGCAGATAACTCCACGTTTCAAAGTCTCCCACAGCAATACACTGCTTTATCAAAGCACTAGAGATATTCAATCTGTTCCCCCGAACATAAAAAGGCCGGCCCCATTAAGGAGCCAGCCGCCTACAACTAAAAATTACTGAGCTTTAGCAGCCTTGGCAGCGCCGTCATAGTCAGCGGCAGTCAAGCCACGACGAGTCAGCATAGTCTTTACACCACGAGCCGTTTTGCCAATAGCTTCAGCGATAGCTTCTACAGTCATAGAAGCAACATCGACGCCTGCGAGAGGATCGGCATTAGCTGGGCCTTTAGTGGTCTCTTGACGAGGAATAGCCGCGATATCGCCAGAGCGCAGAAGGCTCAGAGCTTTACCACGAATGCTGTTCACTGAACGGCCAAGAGCTTCAGCGATAGCTTCAACGAACGCACCGTCATTGACCATCTGAATGAAGGTAGACTCCTCTTCAGGGGTGTAGGTACGAACACTCTCAACTTTAGGAGCAGGCTTGACATGGTCAGTCAGCTCCATACTCAGGATTTTGCCCTGAATAGATTTAGGTGAGAAGGCTCCGCCTTCGAAGTGCTCCGCAATTTGAGCATAGGTGTACTCGCCAGAGTTGTCCGTGACAAACGTAGCGAGAGTAGTCTCTTGAGCAGCAGTAAAAGATTTACCAGCAGCTGCAGAGGCAAGCTCTACTTCGAAACCCATCTTTCGCAGTTTGCTAGAGACAGAACGAGCAGAGGTTTCAAGTTCTTCTGCTGCTTCTGCAACAGTAGCTTGAGATACGGGGCTTTCGCCGCCGACAAAATTAGTGAGAGCGGAAGTACGCTCTTCAGTCCACTTGGGAAGTGCCATATGTTTTCTCCAAAAAGGATTTTAAATCCGTGACAATGTTTATGCCAGAGTCTCTGGCCTGTTTAGTTTTTGACGATTCTACTCCACTTTCGTTTACAAGAATCGTTACATCTTTTGTAAGGCTAGATTTAACTTCGTACCCGTGATACGATAGAGCTTGTGCCGCCTCAGCTTTAGTTTTGAAAGTTTTCAAACGTCCACTGATACATACAGTACCCTGCTTAACACTTTGTTTTTGCGGCACAAACTTCAAATCAAAGGGCAGACACCCGTCATAGAAGCAGTAAAAGTGTTTGTCTAGCCAATTACACAGGCTTTCCGTGGCTTTTGGGCCTAATCCGGCACGCTTACAAGTGTCTGGTGTAATTTCAGTAATAGATTGCACAGTCTCAGACAGCTTCTTCGTTGCCGT